TACTGACCCACAATGGTTCTTAGGTAAAGTTATCTATTCACCTGAAGTGGCTGAGACTGCACTTGAAGTTCTGAACGGTGACACGCTCATGATTGGCGGTGATGAGAAGACGGTTGAAGCACACACCAATATTGTCATGAACAATACTATCGCGGGTGCAAAGAAAGTTCTGGTTGGCACACACCATGAAATCGTGTATGCAAAACTGGCTATTGTTGGCTTTAAAGCGGTCAAGCAAACTTTCTTTAATCAGATGTATCAGACAATTATTGATTGTGAAGGTGCAAACCCCACTAAGGTTCGTCGCCTTGTTGAGGCTAGCGATGTGTTGCAAGATACGTCATTGTCTATTCCTACGTTTATCAAAGCGGGTTTAGACTCTGAGGTCTCAATAAAAGAAGCCCGCTCGTATGGCGGTGAATATGCAAATAATGATGTGCGAATGCTCATTGGTATGACAGACCGTCTTTCGGTTCTTGATGAGTGTTTTAATATTCGCAACATTAAATGATCGTTGAGATCTGGGGTAAATCAGAGTGTGCGTTCTGTGATGCCGCAAAGCACCTCTGTGAAGAACAGGAGATAGAGTTCACCTACAAACAATACAATGTTGACTTCACCAAGGATGAGATATTGTCTGAGTTTGTAGGTGCTACCACTTTCCCGCAAATAAAAATTGATGGCAAACCCATCGGTGGTTATAACCAATTAAAGGAAATAGTATGTCGTTAATGGCGAAACTAAAAAAGAATTCAAAGATTAAACTGACTTCACAGATGGATAAATCTGAGTTCTTTCAAGAGAAAGAAGTGGTGCAGACTGATGTGCCTATGATGAATGTTGCACTGTCTGGGTCTCTGGATGGTGGTATCACATCAGGTCTTACTGTACTGGCTGGTCCATCAAAACACTTCAAGACCTCGTTTGCACTCAAGATGGCAGCCGCATATCTGAATGCGAAACCTGACGCTGTGATGTTGTTCTATGATTCTGAGTTTGGTTCGCCGCAATCATACTTCGATGCGTTTGGTATCGACACCTCTCGTGTGCTTCACGTTCCTATCATGGACGTAGAAGAGTTGAAGTTTGATCTCATTGCTCAGTTAGAGGACATGGATAAAGAAGATGATGTGATCATTGTGATTGACTCTATTGGTAACCTAGCATCTAAGAAAGAACTCGAAGATGCCAAGAACGAAAAGTCTGTTGCTGATATGTCACGAGCAAAAGCACTGAAAGGTTTGTTCCGTATGACCACACCTTATCTTGCAATGAAGAACATTCCTTTGCTTGCAATCAATCACACGTACAAAGAGATTGGNTTGTATCCNAAAGATATTGTTGGTGGTGGTACTGGTATTTACTACTCAGCAAACAACATCTGGATCATTGGTCGTAGACAGAACAAGACTGGTACCGAAGTCATGGGTTATGATTTTGTCATCAAGGTTGAGAAGTCTCGCTTTGTCAAAGAGCAGTCTAAGATCCCCATCACTGTCTCGTGGGAAGGTGGTATCGATGAGATGTCTGGCTTACTTGATGTTGCAATGGCGAGTGGTGATGTTGTTAAACCATCTAACGGTTGGTATCAGAAAGTAGGTGAAGAGAAGAAGTATCGTCTTGCTGATCTTGATCGAGATTTTTGGGCACCTATTCTGGCTCAAGAAAGTTTCCAAGAGTATGTTACCAAAGCATTCTCTGTAGGATCTGAAACGGTCGACCTTGGTATCGAGGTAGAGGGGGAACAGTGAAAGAAGGTTTAGATTATGATCTTGTCCCTGTCGAAGGAAGCGGCAAACAAGCATGGGACGTAAGACTCATCACGGGTGATTATCCGGAGACCGTTATACGATATGGTAATATTGCCTTTGATGGAGATAATGGTTGCCTTAACTTTAATTTTGTGATAGAATCTACACCTGATGGCGATTTAACTGAAGAGAACGTTGATCTACAAAATCATGTAGGTGATGTCCTTGAAGCCATTCTAGCAGATGCCGCCGAAGACGGATCACTACAATACGGAGATGAAGTTGAAAATAGATCTTGAACAAACTATCCTGAGAAACATGCTTACTGATGAAAAGTATATGCGTAAAGTCATACCATTCATCAGACCTGATTTCTTTGAGGGTGTTTACAGATCATTGTTCGGTGAGGTGATTAAGTTTGTTCAGAAGTATAACAAACTACCCTCACTGGATGCTTTCAAGATTGAAATAGATCAGTCTAATAAATTTACAGAACAAACATATACCCATGCCCTTGACATTCTACCTGCTATCTTTGAGAAGAAAGAAGAGAATGAAGAGTGGTTGTTAGACACCACAGAGAAGTGGTGCCAAGATAGAGCGGTCTATCTTGCTATTATGGAATCCATACAGATTATTGATGGCAAACACGAGTCTGCAACCAAAGACGCATTGCCCGATATTCTACAGAATGCATTGGCGGTGTGCTTTGACACCAACGTTGGTCATGACTACCTTGAGAACGTTGATGAGCGCTACGCCTTTTATCATGAACAGGAAGAACGTATTCCTTTTGACCTAGAGTACCTTAACACCATAACAAAAGGTGGTTTGCCCAACAAGACGCTGAATATTGCGCTGGCAGGTACGGGTGTAGGTAAATCATTGTTCATGTGTCATGTCGCCGCCAATGCACTTTCTCAAGGTCGCAACGTCCTATACATCACCCTGGAGATGGCAGAGGAGCGCATTGCTGAACGTATTGATGCGAACTTGATGAACGTGCCCATTGATCAACTTGACCATATGTCAGAAAAGATGTTCAAAGATCGTGTAGGTAAGATTGCATCCAGCACTCAAGGCAAACTGATCATCAAAGAGTATCCAACTGGTGCGGCTCATACTGGTCACTTTCGTGCATTATTGAACGAATTAAAGTTAAAAAGAAAGTTTGTACCCGAAATTATCTTTATAGACTATCTAAATATATGTGCAAGCGCAAGAATGAAGAGTATGGGCGGTGCTATTAATTCATACACTTACATCAAGTCTATTGCAGAAGAGATGCGAGGTCTTGCTGTTGAGTTCAATTTACCTATTTTCTCAGCGACACAGACCACCAGATCTGGTTACGGTAACTCAGATCCTGGCTTAGAGGATACATCTGAATCGTTTGGCTTGCCGGCGACAGCGGATTTAATGTTTGCTCTTGTCTCTAATGAAGAGATGGACAAGTTAGGTCAGATCATGGTGAAACAGTTGAAGAATCGTTACAATGATCCCAGTGCTAACAAGCGATTTGTTGTTGGTGTAGACAGATCAAAGATGCGATTGTTTGACGTAAAGCAGGAAGAACAGACCTTGACCAAAGAAGAGGATGATATTCCAGTTTTTGAAAAGACCAGAGCAGGCGAAAAACTCAAAGGAATACGATTCAATTAGGAGATTCGCATGGACCCATATCTACACACAGTTATCGCGGTTGGTTTAATGGCTGCCTGTTATTACGCAGGAAAGTTCTTTGGTAAAGAAGAGGGAATACTCCACGTTTGGGGGACTATTCTACAAGCATTTGATGCAAAAGAAATTGAAATCAACGAAGAAGGTGAGATCGTCGTCACCTATGACGACGGCAGTGAAGAAACTCTTAACTAAAATTGGTAAGATATGGCAGTATTCGCTTGGCGGTTACTCCGACGATAAGACAGAACCCTATGACATTTACATCACTGTAGTCAGAACTCTGATAGTAGGTGTAAACTTCATGACTTGTTTTTTTATTATGGCAAACGTTGTTCACAACTGGTAATAGATTATGATAGTAGGATTTACGGCTAGTGCCTTTGATCTTCTCCATGCGGGGCATTGTGCTATGCTCCGTGAAGCCAAGAATCAGTGTGACTATCTGATATGTGGGTTACAGGTTGATCCAACTATTGACCGACCCGAGAAGAATAAACCTATTCAGACTGTTGTTGAAAGATATGCTCAGTTGAATGCTATTAAATACGTAGATGAAATCATACCCTATGTCACTGAACAAGATCTTGAAGACATCTTGACAATGTACGAAATTAATGTTAGAATAATTGGTGAAGAATACAAAGACGCCAAATTTACGGGTAGAGCAATTTGTGCCAGTCGAGGCATTGAAATACATTTTAATAAACGAGACCACAGATTCTCGACTAGTGATTTAAGGAGAAGAGTTAATGCAATACAAGTTTAACGAAGACAAACTAATCGAAGAGTTAAAAACTTATGTTGATAAAACCTACGATCAACATTACGCAACCGACAAGTATCAAGCCACGGATGTTATTATTGATAGTGGGCATGGTACTGGTTTTTGCTTGGGTAATGTAATCAAGTATGCCAAGCGATATGGTAACAAGGGAACTCCTGCT